GGCATAGGTCGTCGCCGTCCCCATCCCCGGCTGGCCGGATTTCTGGGTTCCAATCACCGCATAAAGCTGTTTATTAAGTGATGACTGTTCCGGCGACAAATTGGCCAAACGCCCGGCAACAAAGCCCTGCGGGGATACCAAACGCGTCAGCGCATTCGCCTGATCATACCAATAGACCCAATCGCCGAACATCAGCTTCGCGGCATAACTATCGACGCCGGCGGTGGCCTTGGCAGTGATTGCATTGCTAATCGTATCGCCCGCCGGCCCGGTCAGTATCATATACACGCTTTCCGAAAGCCCAAAGGCGGTCTGCACGCTCCATTGGGTGGCATCATCCGTATCGGCCAACAGCGCAATGGCGCAGCCCTGGCCTCGCAACGCATACATCCCATGCCGCGGTATCGTATCGCTGCCCACCAGGCTCGCAGCGTTCACGCTGCCGGCACCATCGGTTCCAATAGTGCCAGCGCTGAACGGAAACACACCGGCGACGGGCGTTGCGGTCGCGGCTGATGCGCTAGCAGCTACCAGTTGCGACGGTCCGCGCAGCGGCCCCGCCCCATGGTTCACCGCATTGGCAAGATTGCTCCAGAACACTGCCCCCGAACCGGTGATGTTGTTGAACACCTCGGGGCTTTGCCCAGGAAGTGAAATTGCCAACTGCCAGGAATTCGCTGCCGAGCCGGCCGAGAATGTCAGGCTGATCTGGCTGCCTAGGCTACCGGTGTACAACGCCGTAAACGTCACCGCGCCAAGAATCGATACCGATGCCGCGGTATCGGTTCCATCGGTCACACGCACACAGCGGAAGTTCGCCGCCCCTTGCTGTACGGCAGTGGCCACCTGCGTGCCCATATCATATTTGCGCGGCATCACCGGGCCAAAGGCCGTAGCATAATCGCTCATGGTACCAATCACGGTCGGCTCGCCCACCGGCCCCCAACTGGCCGTGCCAACCACGCCCAGAGTATCCGTCGGCACCCCGTTCAGTAAAAGGCTCTGCGGCGGCACAATCTGGACATACAGATCCGGCACAATCAAAGCAGTTGTGTTAATCGCGCCCTGGCTAAAAATCGGCATGGTTCAGGATTCCTTTCCGGCAACGCGGACCACAAAACCGGCCTCCGGACCGCTTAGAATTTTTTCGACCAGTTTTTGATCACTAATCATATCGCCACGCGCGAAACCCGCGAAGGGCTTCAGCACCACCAACTGAAAAATCATTGACTATCCTTTACCCTTGTAGATTTTCGACAAATGCTGCATCGGCCCGCAGGCTCGTCGTGCCAAACAACATCGCCGGCGTAATTTGTTGCAGCGTTGTCGGGTATTCGGCACTGTAGATCAGTTCACGCCGGTATAACGCCGCATCCTCATTCGAATCGATCGTCTCACCACCGGCATAACGCATCCGCGCGAAAGACCCATCAGCAAGCGCCAAGAAACGCGGTGCCGCCAACGACATATCCAGCATGGACCCGATCACATCGCGCGACGCCGGATCCGGGCACCATAGCATGATCTTAAAATCCTGCTGCTGGCGTTTAATCTCCTGCAAAGCCCCGGCACCATTCACCACCCGCGCCGTGAACATGTCGGCGGCAGGAACGGTCACTGCGCTGCCCGCGTAATTCACCAGCCAGCCGGCTTGCCGCACCAAAGCGGCAAGATTGCTCGCCACAGTCGATGGCGTATCACTAACTTGCACGGCATACGCAAAGATCGCGCCATTCACGGCGACACCCGCCAGTTGCCCCACGGCGCAACGGCCGCTAAAAACCGCGGTGTAAGCCGTAACATTCACAATCAGGGTGGCGGGTACAGGAGTCACCTCCTGCCATATGCGCGGATAGCGGGTCATGTTTTTAACCGCGCCAACGCCCGCTACCGAAACATGCACTACGCCTTCCGCCAAGTCGCCATCCAGCACCGGCGCCGCCGGATAGCCGCGATACACCCGGCAGACATAACCCGTAGGGCTAGGCACCGCAGTCCCCGCAGGATAAAGCGCATTCGCTACCAAAGAAGCTAACGCGGCTTCAACATCTGACTGGTCCGCCATCAGCTCACCGCCTGCACCAGCGAAAGACGCCAAATTCCGGCGACGGCTTCCACCGCCGTGACAACATATTTTTCACTTCGCTCGTTCATTAAAATATCGGCAACACGCGGTTGGACGCAGGGTACCGCCGGCAACAAAGCCGTAAACCCCGGCAATCTGGTATCATCCGGCAATCCCGCTTTCGTCCGGTCGCCCATGCCACCCACCAGCAAACTGCCTGGAAACCCGCTGATCAAATTGGTCTGGGTCGCGGCCAGCACCGCCCCATAGGGATTGATCCCCGCCAACACCGGCGCCGCTGGCCGCGCAAGCGCCACAACGGTGTTCGTCATCACCACCAGCATCGGCTTCGGCGGCTCGATCGCAGCGACAAATACCGTGCCCTCCGGTCCCACCAGATAGTCGCCGGCTTGCAGGTAGCTCCAGTCCGCCCAGGCTTGCCGGAACGGCACAGCAAAACCACTAGGTGCGCCAACACTGCCGCCCGGTAGCACAAACGCCACGGCAAGCCTTAGAAAGCGTTTCGCAAGGTCGATCGGCGCATCGGGCCCATTCGGCCGGTAAGCATCATGCAGAAAGCCCGCACGCCGTGCCGCGCAGCCGGCGCCATAGGCCAGCCGGTCCGCCAACCGCAAACCATCCATTTTTCATACCACCAGGGTCACGCCGGCGTCCGCCAGCGCCGGACCAGCCGGCACACCCAAAAATCCACAAAGCCGCCGCCGCCAGCTATCGAACAAATTGCCCCTGTCCCGCAATTCATTGCTATTATGCGTCCAGGCCGCCGCACTCTCGGTATCAAGATTATCAGAGCTCGGCGGAATCGCCGCCTCCAGCGTCGCGAGTGTTGAGATATATTGCAGTGTCACCGCAACCTCCGCTGGCGCCAAATTATTTAACCGGTACTCCAGCGTTCCATAGGCTTGAAAAAACCGCCAGGCGTTAAACCCCGCCGCCCCCGCACCATAGGCCGGATAGCCGCAAAAGCGGCGAATATCGGCTTTTTGCGCATCGGTAAAAGACGTCGGAACAGAACCTGACATTTCAATAAGTGTCCCCATCGCCGAGGGTGAAATAGACATTTCCCGTACCGCTGGACAAAACCGCCGCCGCATAACTCACAAACGGCCCGCCATCCACCAACATGCGCGCCCCCGGCGGAATCGGCGTGTCGCTCGCCAACGCGGTCAGTCCCGCAGCGGCACCCAGACGAAAAAACGCGGTTGCCGCAGCGGCATTAAAAACCAGCACAGCGCTGCCCCCACCAGCAAGCGGCGTAGCAGCAGAAATTGTGGAAGCCGCCAGGCTGGCCGTGCCGGCCGGGCGGAATGGTTGGGTTGAACCTGTCGCCATTTTACGCCTCCTAGCCGATATGCTCGATCATCACGGCACGCTTGTAATTCGCATTGGTCGCGGTCGGCACCGTTGTGGGAGTCGTCGTGGTATCGGACGGCGCGCAAAACCCGCCAATCCAGTACCAGCTCTGCGCGATGATCTGCTGCAGCCGGTCAATCGGCTCGCGGGTCACCATCGCCACATTATCGATCACATTGACCAAACTGTCCTTCGGCGCCACGTCATCCGCCGCCATCCCCGCAAAATCACCCTCAATCAGCGCGCCCTGCCCACAAACAATCGGCCGGCGCACATACAGCCCAGCAATGCTCGGATGCGTCTGCACATAGGCTTCCGTCGTGGTGATGAAGCGCAGTCCCAGAAAATCACTCACCATCCCCTGCCGGAAGACCGGATTGGAAGACGTCGCACCCTGAAACAATTGCTTGAAATCGGAATCCGCAAACAACTGCCGGGCAGAAACGGGATCAAGGTAACAATTATAAACCCCATCCACCAGCGGCACCGCATTCCGCCGCAGCAACGCCACGGCATCCAGCAGATTGCCCATCGTCAGCGTATCGGTCGCCTGCAACGCCGCCGTAGTGCTCCGGCTCGCCGGCCGCACGATGGAGCTTGCCGTCGCGGCTTTCACGGCATTGCCAGCGGTCCCATCCGCGACCGTCACATTGCCGGAAAACAGCAACTGTCCGGAAATACCATTCGGCGCAGTCGACACGTTCGTCGCATCCGGCGTCACGCCGACCACACTGTAAACATTGGAGCCAACGGTCACGGTCAATGGATAGGTCGACGATACCGCCTGCTGCACACCATTGACAAACACGGTCTGAAACCCGCGCACATCGTCCATTTCCACCGCGGGGCCAGCGGAACTCAGCGTCGCAATCACACGAGTATTGCCACCAAAATACGGCGCAAACAAAGCATTGCGCGCCAGCTCATCCAGGCTTCGCGCCGCCTGCTCACCATTGGTCGCGGCATTCTGCAAAAACTGGCTGGCAATGCCAACACGGCTCGTCACCATATTGAGATCCTGCGTCGCCGCATAGAAATTCAACGAGATGGTATATTGCTCAACGCCCCAGTTGGTCGAGGTCAACCCATTATCAAGATTCGTATTGTTTGCCGTGGCCAAAGGCGTCGTAATGCTCGGCTTCAACCCGGCACGGGTTTTCGTCAAAGTCTCACCAATGCCAACGGAGAATTCCTCCCGGTCAGCAATCAGGCGATATCCCAGACGCGACTTTAACGCCATCTCAAACTCGCGGTCCAGAAACCCCTGCGTAATAATTGGCTGCAACGCAGCAGGAAAATTTTGAATGCCCATCAGTGAAAACCCTTCATGTACAAGGCGTGATTGATCAAAAGCCGGCACAATCTGCCGGGCCGAAACGTTCGGCTAGTAATAAGCTTGCCGCTTCAGCGGCGGCGCAGCAGCGCGGCTCGTGCCACCTGCCACTCCTCATGGCTAAGCTCGTTTGCATGGCGGATCCGCGGCGCCTCCGGCTTTGGCGGGTTCGCGGCGGCCGATGAAGATTTACCGCTACCAAACAGCCAAGGCTTGGCCTGCTTCAACTTAGTCAAAAGCAACGTGGCATTATGCACTTCGCCCTTATCGTTCAGTTCCACGTCAGTGCTATCGAGCAATTTCAATCCATCCAGATCAATCATTCCCGCCCGAATGGCTTCAGCCTTCAACTCCGCACGGATCAATCTGGCATCGGTCTCAGCCTGCACGCGCAGCAGCGCAGCCTCCGCCGTCTCCGCCCGTAATTGCCAATTCTCAGCCGCGCTTTCAGTCTCATCAGTCATCATATATCCTGGTCAATCGCATCTAATTCTGCAGCAACATCAGCAATGCCATGGCTCGCCGCCAAAGACTTTACAGCCGTCTCGTGGGAAAGCTGCCCGGCGCTCGTCAGCGTCGCAATGGCCTGCGCCTCTTTCAAACGGTCGTCGGCTGAAAGCGGATACCAACGCGGCCAGCGTAACGTCAGCCTTTGCGTTACATCCAAAGCCGGCACTTGGGCGCCCATCACCGTCAGCGGAAATACGGTCGAAGCCCGCACAATCATTTTCAACAGCGCCAGCATACCGCCATCGCCATAAGAAATGCGCAGATTGTCCGCCAGCCAGATCAACCCCTGATTCATCAACTCCAGCGCCCTGCCAGACTGTGCCGCCGTCAATCGGTCCGCACTGGCGCGGTTGCCATGCACTGATTCTAGTGCAAATTCCCGCAATGTCCGAACATAGGATATAACAGCATCACACGCCGTCCCGCCAATCTCCAGCAGCTTTGCGTCGCCTTTCTCGGAAACCACCAGCGCATTACCTGCACCTTTAACAATCTCGGAATCACTCGTCGCCGGTTCCTTGATCAGCAAAGTTGGGTCAGAGCTATATTTTAGCCCCCGTCCCGCCTGACTCAACTGATAGTCAATCTCAATATTCGTCTCAATCGCATTCCGGAACGTACACGCACCGTCAATCCCGTCTCCGCCTGGCAAATTCCTAATCCAGACGAGCGGCACAAAGCCAAGACCGTGCTGTACACTACGCGCCGCATCAACAACCGGCACTGCCATCGGGTCATTCACCGCCCATGGCAGATACCAGGTTTCTGCCCCTTCATCCCAAATACGCTGGAACCAATACAATCCGCCTGGGTCAATGCCCTCATATCCCTGCGCGATCAAATCAGCGCCACCTACCTTATATTTCTCCGTAACCCGAGCCAAAACATCTGGCGCCGCAGCATCCCACACAGGCGTTAAATAAAGGCTGTCCAGAACGGAGAAGAAAATCCGTCCCCGCAAAACCCGGAGCAAAATCGCAACCGAACCAACAGAGCCGCAAATCGCGGCATTGATCATAACCTCATTCAACCGCGTCTCGCGAATAATATCGGCCAACACACCCGCGGTCTGCGCATCAGCGCACTCAACCGCCGGAAAATGCGCAGCGCTGAACAGCAGCGCCACCGAATCCTCAACAATAACCCGGCATAATCCATATCGGACAGACGGTTTGCGCATCCGCAGCGGTACATATTCGCCAGCTCCGTTGCGCTCCTCATGAAACTGATAGAGCAAACCATCATAGATGGTCCCGTCCAGCACCCGGCGCATCAAGTCCAAACGCCGCGCGCGTGCCGGCATGCCCCTGTCCTCGGGCACCGTATCGCAAATCGTCTCAAACATGCAGCCTCGTGGGATTAAGTTATCGGTTCATCATCGGTACATGCATCCGCCGCGCCGCCGTGCCGGCCGTCATTGCCAGCATGTTCACCGCGCGAGACAAAGCATCCACCTGATCATCCTTTTTCGCGTCTGGAAATGCTGAAAGCTCAGCCAAAAATGCATCATTCCATGGCGCGGAAACAATATGCAAATTGCCCGCGTCAATCTGGGTCGCGGCCGGCATGGCCCGCGATTCTTTCGATCCAGTTTCCGGCGTCGCAATCAACCTATAGCCCGCCAAAGCACGCGTCATCGTCATAACCTGCGCCGCCCCTGCCTGGCCAGGATCTTGCGGCAGCGCCACAGTAACTTGCGTTCCATCAGCAGCTGCCGTGGCTAAAATCCGTTCCTCCACTTGCGCAGGCGAAGCTTGAATTCTAATCACATCCAGCACCACGAGTTGCTTCTCCGCCGTTTCCCCCAGCTTCAATCCCACGGTGTAATCAGGATCGCGTCCGCTTCCCGCCGCGGTCGCGGCCAGGTCCCATGCACGTATACATCTCACAGCCACGGGCGCTTCCGGGAGCATACGAATCGTCTTTGTATTGAACAGCGCTGAACCCGGAGGGCGCGGCGCCTGTTGATATATCGCGGCAAACACAAGTTCGCCCACTTCCCGGCGCCGGCGCGCAATCGCCTCTTCATCCTGCCACGCCGGCCACAGCGCCGCCCCCTCGGCGCGCCCCAGCGGGTCATCCGCCGCCGCCAACGCTGGTAGCTTTAATTGCGTCCAGCCATCGCCAGACCGCATCAGCCGGCCGGCCAGATCATCGTCGTGCCACCGCGTCATGATCAGCACAATCCGCCCGCCAGGCTTCAACCTCGCCGCAAGCTCCGCGCTGTACCAGTCATGCAGCCCGTCACGCAGCGTATCCCGTTCCGCCTCGGCCCAGGACTTTATCGGATCGTCGATTAAAATCAGGTCCGCACGTCGCCCCGTAATCGGCCCACGCACGCCGGCGGCAAGATACTCCCCGCCTTCCTGCAAACAAAACGCCCCCACCGCGCGGCTATCCTTGGCAAGCTTTATACCCAGCATCTCGCCATGTTGCAAAATCGTCTTGCGCACCTGCCCGCCGAAATATGCGGCCAGTGATGCGGTATGTGCGGTCGCGATAATCTGGCCGCGCGGGTATTTCCCAAAAAAATAGGCCGGAAATAGTATCGAACCATAAAACGATTTCGCTGATCCCGGCGGCATCTGAATCATCAACCTGTCACAGGTTCCATCCGCAACCTCCTGCAACTTTTCGATCAATAATCTATGATGCGGCGCCGGCCACCTTCCCTCAAGCCGCAACACTTCACTTGCAAAGCTAAGGAAACCTGCTTTGCCAGCCATGGAATTTTAAGGATGTATCCGTTTGTTCGCGTGTAGAACCAGTATGCCAAAAGGTATATATCAAACCGGGGTATGTGGGCAAGCTTAAATAACATGACGTTAGAAAAAAATATTTACTTTGTGACCCCCTCAGAATCCATAAGCCACGCCGAACATCGAATTCAGTTGCAGCGTGCCGCTGGATGCCTCGTAACCGCCTGAAGTATCAGGCTTTGATCCCGAATAGTTGTAATGCGTGAGCCCCAACCCGGCATAGGCATGCCAGGCACTGCTCAACCGGTAATCGGCATCCAGCCCCACACGCTCTTCCGCGCTGGCGCCAAAACTACCGCTGAAGTTTTCAGATGGCGCTGACACCCTCCCGCCTATCACGGCCAGGCCTTCGGCCGACGCACTTAGCACCAGAAGCGGGCTTGCCGAGATATCAAAACGTAGCCCGCCCCCAACCAACCCCGCCTGATAATACGCACCAATCCCGGAAAACCCGCCGATATTACGGTACCAATTCTGGTAGCCCCCCGCCAAATAAGGGATCACCTCGGTATTCTGATATACCGGCCGTCCAATTCCCAACCGAACGATCACTGTATTATAATAGGCATTATCGGCAGCCTGATAATGTTGCTCGTCCGGCCCCTGCCGGTTCCCTCTATATGTAAATAGACCGGCCGAAAAATCATACTCGGCATTGGCGTAAAGGTCCGGCACACCGCCCGCCAGGCCGGAACCGGTCAATGCGCTTATGCCGAAGGTACCGCCAAGCAGCGCGCCCGATTCCCTGCCCTGCGGCTGAGTGTTTTCTTGGTATTGTCCATATCCCGCGGTCAACCCTAACCTCACGCTCGTCTCCGCGGCCGTAATCGCCGGGGCCGCCGCATGCGCGGCAGGCGCAATACATAGCGCAAACATAGCGGCCAAAGAGACGCGCTTTTGGGGCATGATATTCCGAAATTAAAGGCTACCGTGAAGCTTTAATTAACAAATGCTTACCTCGTGAAACAGCGCAAAAATGCCACACTCGCGCGTATTAAAGTCTCTTTTCCGCCACGATCCCTCGCTACAAGATCATCGGCCGCATGTGACGCGGCCGCGCAAAATTCAGGCGTGACGCGAGGATAGATATATCAACACCTTCTGGACGTTCTTGTCGAACACGGATGAAGGCCCATCTAATCGTTGTCTATAATTGGAGACTATGTAATGAAATTATTCGTTCGTGGTGTGGCAAGCTTCGGCATTGCCCTTGCCTTGGCCGGATGTGTGGTCGCGCCCCCGCCCAGGCCACCTGTGGCTTATTACCGGCCGCCGCCACCGCGCTACTACGCACCGCCACCGCCCCGCTATTACCCGCCACCGCCACCGCGTTATTACGCGCCGCCCCGCCCGGTCTACCCAGCCCCGGGCGTAACGGTCGGCGTTCACATCAACTAACGGCCCGGTATCTGCCGGCGCAATGTTTCGACCATCGTCGCAACGCCGGCCCCGTGCCAGCGTTGCACCGATTTATGATCGGCGCCCAGCGTTGCCGCCAGGCGACGCCAAGAATATAGGTGCTGTTTCGTAATGGGATGGACCAGCGCGCGGGCGCCGACGATACGGCGCAGCACATAGGACTCTTCGGGAATCAATCTCAGCCACGCAAACGCCTCATCCATGGCCGAGATCGCCGCCGCGCTCGGCACCGGCGCACGCAAAACAGGCGCTTCCCAGCCATAGGCCTCCAATGCCGTATGCACAATGTCAAACCGCATCTGCCTCATATGCGTTGTATAGCCCCGTGACGGCATCGCCAGCAGCGTGGCGCCGGCATCCTCCAGCCGGGCTATTACCGCCTCCGCAGTGATCGGCGTGCAGCCCTCGACCAATTCACTTTTGTTAACGCCCCTCACACCAGACGTTAAAACCTGCCCGCCGGGCTGATACCTTACTTCAGTACGCATTTTCAACCTCCGGATATGGTTCATTTGTCAACAAACCCCAAGTCAGCGGATGGCCCGCCGGCAGAGCAGGCCGGTTGGGGTCATCAATGTTAGAGACCTCAGCCGGCGGCACAACCGGCTTCGCAGGTGCAACCGCCCGCAGCCGTCGCCCCCGCTCAATCACTGTATTTCGTGACAACCCAAGCGTGCGGCTAATCTTTGCCCAAGTCTCCCCCTCCCGCCGCATTGCTATAATGGTCGCGTCGGCTGGCGCCGTCCAAACCCTTGCTAATGGCAT